GGGCTGGGCAAGAGCTGTTGAGGAAATAATCGAACAGGGAATGGCTTAGCCCTCGGAGGTCAGCAGGGAAAAAGGTGGCGATTATATCAAAAATTAAGAACCCTTTGTGACATAGGAGGCAATCTCCTAACGGAGCTGAACCGAAGCTAGGTGGAGCGGGAGACGGGACTCGAACCCGCGACACCCTGCTTGGAAGGTATATCGCTCTAAGCGATGTAGCACACTCATATAAAAAGTAAGCGAAAGTTGTCCAGTTATCATCTGGAAAATATCATCTTGGAAATGCTTCGCTTCGCTCGCAATGTCAGAACCTTGACTAATGACACTATTCGTATATTTCCCCCAGGACTGATGAAATCTGTATCTATTTCGTAGCCAAATAGCCTATTGACAAGCTATGCTAGTGAGTATATACTTTTGGGTGATATGAACAACAATGAATATGAGTTACCTAGATTAAAATGCTTGCGATGTGGGCATACCTGGATACCTAGAACACCCAAGAAACCTAAAGTATGTCCCAACCTTAAATGCAAATCTCCCTATTGGGATAAGCCAAGACGAAAGAAAGGAGGTAAAAAGAGGGAATAATGGCACAAGATACTGGGTGGAAGCAAAACAAACCCTGGGCTCAGGATATTCAGGCTAGGCTTTGTGAGTTTGAGGGTGATGATTTCGGCTATGCTACATGGTGTCTAAACCATTGTCGTGTCTGTGGGAAGGCAATGGACGATTATAATAGGGATTTGTGTGAGCGAATTAGTGCTATGGCTAGACAAAAACAGCACAAAGTTATAGTAGATTTGCCTAAATATCCTATCGAATACCCTGGTGGTAAGTATAGGCAAATTCTATGCTCAAAGGAATGTGACAAGGAATGGTTGACACAATTCTATAAACCAAAAGTAAAGAAACAAAGCCGACAAAGGGAAAGGGGGTGATGCCTATGAGAAATAAAAAGTGCCCCTGAGCCTTACAGCCCGGGGACACGGCCAAGAGAATCCCACTACAGAACCCTCAGCTAATCTTATTATAAGTTGAGGGGGGAAAGAAAGTCAAGGAGGGAAACCAATGACAAGAGCAGTAGCCATAAAAGGAGCAAAACTCGTGGAAGGAATCCACAAGGGGCAGTCAGGTGGTTTGGCAATCACTGTAGAAGTTCCCTTTGATGAGGGCTCAACAATCACTCAGGAAGTCCCTTTCGATGAGGAAGGTGGAGCAACGCCGGTGCTCATTGAGGCGATGATTCTAGAACTCGACATAGAGAACCCTGAACTCAGAGAGGCAACCAAGAAACATTGCCTTACCTTCCTTGAGGGATGGGTTGAAGTAGTCGGGGATACCGAAGAGGCTTATGACACCATACCGCTAAGCAAACTCTACAGTCAAGCTGAGGCATTTGTCGCTGGCTATGAGGCTTGCCTTAAGAAACAGTTAGCCTTACAGGCAGCATAAAAAGTCAAGAATGCTGGGGAGTGCCGTTTAATTCCTTACTCCCTAGCGTTCTTATTAGAGATAAAGGGAGATTGAAAATGCAACAAAGAGATATGGCACAAATCAAGGATATAGCACAAATCATTGACAATAGCTCCGTAAGCCCTAAAGTAAAGGAAGCGATAAGGCTAATAATATCAGAGGTATTGGGTGAAGCTAATAACGTCCATATAAAAACACAGGAAATAGGCGATGAATTCCTGGCAGATTGTAGGAACAGAAAACTTTCACCAAAGACACTCAGCGGGTATATTCCCCACATCAAAAAGCTAGTGGAGCTATCAGAGGAATTCCCCCCACAGCCAAAGGTTATACACCAAGCCCTATTAGATTGTAGGGGAACATTTAACGCCGATTCTCATTACCGCACATGGCACGCCCTGGGGGGCTACGCCCAAAGGGAATACGGGATTTCCAACTTCATGGACAAGGTTATTCGTCCTGGAGTTCCCAAACAAATCATGCCCACTATCTCCGATACGGAGCTTGAACAATTAGCCGTGATTGTAAACTCTGCAACACCTAGAGACAAGGCAATTATATGCCTGCTTATTGATACGGCTGTCCGTCTAGGTGAAGCTGTAAATCTTCAACGGCAAGATATTCTCGAAGATAGAATCATGGTTCACGGAAAGACAGGTTATCGAGTAGCACCAATTTCTAAAGATACCAGGGATTTACTCCTGTCATTGCCAGCAACGACAGATGGCTTTGTATTTCACGGCAGGGCAGGGAAGCCATTAGGGAAAACAGGCTTCTATAAGGTAGCCAAAAAGTATTTACTTCTCGCTGGTTACACTAAAAAGCATCCCAGCCCACAAACCTTGAGGCGTTCTTTCGGTAGGTTTTGGCTTAGAAGTGGCGGAGACCGCAAAAGCCTATCAATGATTTTAGGCCATGCGAGTGTTGTGACAACAGACCTGGCCTACACCCCCCTGCTTGAGGAAGATTTAATCGAGATACATCAAAGAAAGTCGCCAGGGCGGGCGTTTGGGCAAGTAAATGAAGTAAGGCAGGGAGTTAAGACATATCCCTAGTAACTGGGTGGCGAGGCCGAATATCCCGAAGGAAGGCAGGCTGTGATGAAAGGAGGAGAAAATGTATAAAGGGAAAAGGACACCGACTAAATATGAAAAGCGTTATTTTGAGAATATAGTCCGCAGATGTAGGAATGCCAAGTGGATACTGGATGCCCTGAACATACTAGCGAAATGCCACCTATCAGCAGAGGATAAGAAAGATATTTTCGCTGTTTGGTGGTATGTTAGGAACAAAAGGAATTAGCTGTTAGGTTCAGGGTATTGGCTTTAATTCTTCTCAAATGCCCTTAATTTGAGGCTCAGTGCCACTTACTTCTTTTCGGCTAGTAATCCCCTTATACAGAGTGAATTAACTGCCTGTTAAAGAGGAGATGCGGTTCTAAATTATTTCTCAGGGTGCTTGTCGCCGTTTTTGGAGAGCCTTTTCAGCTATGGGATTGACATTTCGGGGAAAGGGATTAGAATAATAAAGGAAAGTGAAGTGAAAAGAGTCATAGGGTGGGTTATTTTCGGCTTCGGTATTCTATATTTATTCATAGCCCCGACAGTTGCCAGGATACAGATGGATGCAGGGAACGCAGTCTTTGGTGGCATGTCCCTGCAAATCGGCATTGGCATTGCCATCATCGGTATTGGTTGGGTGGTCGCCCATCCTAAAAAGAGCCCGGGATGAAAGAGCCTCGCTATTCTTACTGGTCCGCGGTCCTCAGATTTTGCGGGTTAGATTGGCGAAAGGTTAAACCGATAGATTGGAGCAAACTAAAACCAAGGCGTAAACGACAGAAAGCAATTAGTAAATAAAAAAGTCCCCTCTCCATCAAGGAGAGGGTTATTTACTGTAAAATCTGAGGTTAAAATCTTCTCTGAGTAATATTACACACAAAAAGAATTTCGTCCTCAAAATCCTACATAACTATGTGGGTTTCAGCACCAATTAGGGGATTTTAGCGGTCATGCCTTAGTCGTTTTGGGGGTCTTGTCGCCGTTTAACTTGTTGAGCAGCCTCGATTCGCCGTTCAGACGGAGAGCCTCTTCAGTTAGCTGCTGCCTTCTCGCTGCTAGTTGCTGCTGTTGAGCTATCACCTGGTTAAGCTCTTCAACTACCGCCTCCTGCCTGGTTTTGTGGTCTGCCTGTGCTTCCTTAATTTCCATGTACCTCCTTACTTGACAAATTATTTAAGGTGGGAGTATTTTAAGAATGTGATACAAATATTCAAAGCTAAAATAAGAGGTCTGATAAAGCTAGTTTCTCCCTCTCAGACTTGCCCTCATTGTGGTTTTGTATTCAAAAATAATTACCATTCTCATTCTTTCTTCGTTTGTCCAATTTGTGGATTCCCGTCTACTGCCGACTTATCAAGTATATTTACCTTGACTTATTTTATACATTTTGTCCGCATTCTCACTCAACTTTTTAATCGTTTATTTGATTAAGCCCATCCTGGGTCATATCTTCTTTCCGAATTCTTTATTCAATAACTCGTAAAGTTTCCTTCTATCTGTTGGTGCTTGAAGCTTTTTAGCTGAAGCCTGAAAGTCGTCATCACTAAGAATACCTATCTTATTTAACCAGTAATCTCTCTCTGCGCCGTCAGGGTCAGATTGGGTAAATCCGTTTTCCTGAGCAGTTATTAACATAATGGCATCTACCTTTTCAGGTTTGATACTTCCATCAGGTTGCTCAAAGTTCTGATACTCCTGATACCCAATTAGGTGTTCCCTGTCATCCAGGATAAATACCTTGTCAAACTTAATTTCTATCATAAATACCTCCATGTGGCTGCGACTGCATCCCAGCATCTCCATCTTCCTGTATTTGTAGGATAGTAGCTTCTACCAGAGTAAGTAGTTGGTGGTGCGCTTCTTCTTGGCATATCTACATAGTCCGCCCATCCAAAACCTACTGCCCCTTGAACATGCAAGTCCTCATAAACAAAAATCTCCTTTGTATTGATTTGTAACCAACGATAATCGTTTGAACCACATATCCGAGAGTTTGAGACATCGGGTCGTATATTTTGTACAATAGCTCCGTAAAAGCCCGAAACTACTAAATATCCGTCGGTATCAACATCTAGTGAATGCCCGTGACCCCCAGCAGAATCCGTGAGCGTTAACTTGCCGCCCCTTATCTCTATTCCATCACTAGCATGAATCTTAACCCCACCTGTGTTATACCATTCTCCCTCAATGTTAGTATATGCAGATAAGGTCAGATAACCCGCAACCATATCATCCTCCAAATCTATAGCTAACTCGTAAGCGTCAAGGGCTAGGCCATAGGATTCATCCCAATCATCCTTTTCGTTGTCTGTTACCAACCTGGCACTTGAACTTTGTACGATTGATGTGCCCTTGATGCTACCATTGTAAATATCAACGCTATTGACAAGCCCATATCCCAAAGAGGTATCCAAGCCTTGCGTAGACAGTTTAATCTTGCCCTGACTAATGGCTGTCTTATTAACTAAGCCATAGTCGTCCCCTATCTGAACCTCATCCAGCAGAACTAGACCATCGGGTGATAGACTAGCTAATTTGGTGTGAGTTGTAAGGAGCCCTTTATTTAAGGCATCTATCTCGTCCTGGTCAATCGTAAACCAGGCAGAGCCAGTCCAGCGCTTAATTATGGGTTCTGCGCCAGAGGTATCAATCCAGTATTCTCCTACCTCTACACCCGATGGGGCACTATCCTGCCGGCGAATACCCGCTTCGTCTGAATCGGGAGAGAATCTAATGTAATACTTCATTCCCTCCCACAGTGTCAGCCCAGTCTCGCCATTAAGATTCATTTTCCTTGCCCGGTAGTAATATTCACCCTCTGGCAGATTATCAAAGGTATCACCAATCTTAGAAAGGTCAATCGTATTGTCGGGGTCTATCCACACAAAGTCCATATTCCCAGCTAGAAGATGCTCAGCATAGAGGTCTCCGACAGAGAGGCGAGCGAAGTATTGGCCGGCATCGGTATATGTCTGAAGTTGGTTGAGTATTTCTTGGTAATGCTGTGCGGTAAACCAGTTCCCAAACCCGAAAGTCATCATCCACTTATCACCACCGAATCTGCGGTGAATATAGCCTAAGTTCCCGGTCCGGGTGTCGCCCTGCCTCTGGTCAGTAACCTTCACATAGTCAAAGACTTCACTTCCGATGTTGATTCTGATTTCGGCTTGCCCCCGCGCAGAGCCCATCTCAGCCTTAGCTATCAGTGCCTCAGCTATATCTTCAGCCTGGTCATCACTTTCCAGAGGGAGCCGAACAAATTTAGTCTTTTTGACTTTGTCAGGTAGGGAATCATAGCCGGCAATTTGAGCCGAGCCTGAATACTTAGGGTCGTCATCATCCCTCGACTTGACGATTACTTTATTAGGAAAGACGAGGCTGTTTCGATATGCCTTGCTGAAGAAAGTATGGCAGCCCTCTTGGAGACTGTATTCAGAATCGAAGTCAGTCCCAGTAATAACGGGCTTCATTATATGAATCTTGCCGTCGGCTTCAAAGCGTGGCACATTTCCTGTATAGTCAAGCACCCTTCTCAGAGAAGCCAATCTTGAGCCACCGTAAATTCTGAATCCGTCTTTGGGCTTGTAGGTATCGGCTAAGGTGTCATAGCCCGTATCCCAAACTACCTCGAACGCCTTGCAATGGGTAAACGGAGCCAGTGTAGCCCCAACGATAGCGTTCACCAATGTTTTAACTGTCTCAGGAGCATCCTCATCTGGCATATAGGTCTCGCTGGCCTCATCTTCAGCCATGAGATTAGGCATCCCCTCAATAAAAAGCGTGCAGATTAACTTATTGGGGTCAGAATCAAACTGCTGGTCTATAACAGAGAGAGGGGAAGTTGCTGAATACTCTTTGCCGAAACCATAGGAGAGAACCGCATCGTAGCCCTTCAGGTCTTTATCGTCAAGTTCGTGGTCGTGATTGTCTAGGACGAGCTTAGCCCGGTGAGAATACATCTCCTCATCGTGCTCAGAGGGCAATATCCTGGTATTATCATAGCTGTAGCTGCTCTCCCCCTTTGTGAGCACAATCTTGTACAGGGGACTTAAAGCCCCGGCACGCTGCGCCTTCTTTAATGTATCGGTGAGTGTCCTCATTTTACTTCAAAAGCAAATTTCTGGGGTGATATGACTGCTGTAATTCCTGTTCCGTCAATAACCAGTATTTCGCCTCTCCACTGCCCTTTATCCATCGGGTCAGAATCTACCCCTGTGTGATAGAAATACTCATAAATCCCGGTGTTGCTATCATATTGGGTCATTGCCTCTTCATCAATTATTACTTCGTTGTCAGGGTCAATGATAGAAACCTTGATAGCCGTAGGGTCAACGAGCTTATTATCCTCATCATAGACAAGGGCAAGTATCCACACTGTAGCCTTGTCAGGAAATACTATTACTTGAACAATGCCTTCTAAAGCCATGATTAACCTCCAGTGATAAGGGTTCGGATTTTTCTTTTCTGTGCGGTAACTACATCTATATTTCGACTCTGTGATGTAATTACATCGAGATTGCGGTACTGGCTGGTAACAATCTTTATCCTGAGTTTCCTACCTATCCATGTCTCAAACACAGTAGGGGCAATAACTCCCGCAAGGGCTTTGACAAATTCGGGGGTTACTGTCATTGAAGCCAGGATAATATCGGGGTTTTCCCCCCTGGCTATGGCTTTTACATACTCAGGCTCTAGGGTAAGTGAACCCTTGATAACTGTCGGGGCAACCACCAGCCCTGCTGCCTCAGCAATGCCATTTTGTACAATTATATTGCCTTGAATAACCTTGCCTATCTGCCCTTCGGCAATGGCAGAAATAAAGCTAGGTGTCAGGCTTATAGAGCCTAAAATCACAGTGGGGTTTACCCTGCCGCCGATAGCATCTACGGGTGTGGGCGTGACATATATTACGCCACCAGTGGTACTCACAATCGGAGCAACTACCTGCCCTATGGCTTCAATATATGTAGGCGTGATTGAGATTGAGGTCAGAATCACAATGGGATTTGCCCCACTAGCGATGGCACTGGCTGGGTCAGGTATTATCGCCCCGTAAATTACAGATGGGCTAATAGCCTTCGCTATGGCATCAATCGGTGTCGGGGCATAGATTATATTCCCTGCTTTTACTTGAGGTTGGACTACTTGCGCGAGAGCGTCTATGTGTTCAGGGGTAGCAGTGGTTGAACCTAATTTTACTGTCGGGGCTACAACTGAACCTACTGCCTGAGCGGGTGAAGGAATGATAACTAATGCAGTCTTAAAGTATGCAGATGCGCTCCATGCACCCTCGCCAGCACTGTTTTTAGGCTGAGTTTGGAACTCATATTCGGTTACAGGGGCTAGCTCTGTTAAGTCCGCATAATAGGTATCGTTTGTTACTAGGGTATTTTGCCACTCGGTTGTTGCCCATTCATACTCATAGGTGTATCTATAACATATATCCTCGGTTGGCCTATCTTCCCAAAAGCTTACATAAAGGACTAAGAATTCATCTTCCTTAACACTTGGGATATTTAAATAAGTTTGGATACAGTTGGAGCTATCCCCACCACTAAATTCACAGCTTAATCGCACCTCTTCATTGATTAAAACGGGTGAATCAAAAGTTACCTCAGGCCAAGTAGAGGCTCCAGGGGGCAAAGCACTAGCATCCCCCCAAACTTTACTAACTATAATAGAGTCATCTGAAACTTTACGGATAGCAAAAGTAACATCACCAGTAGGACTCCCCATCTTCGCCAATCGAAAGGATAGCTCTGGAACTCTGCGATTGCTAATAGTTAGCCGTTGACCCTCTCTTATCCGCAGACTTGCATACATCCCTTCATTTTGAGTATAGGCAGTTTGCTCTTCAGTGCCACCTAGCTCTCTATACCTGAATCTAGCCTCACAGGACTCGCCACCATCATCACTTATCTTCCCATTGATTCGGGCTGTAGTACCTTCTATGTTAGAGGCAACTTGCTGGATAGCAGTTGGGACTTCTACTACAGTTGGCGCTATGACAGAGCCTATTGCCGAAGCAGGAGAGGGGGTAATGGTTAATCCCCCAGCCTCATCAAAGGCTACTTCATCAAAGACACATAAATCAAAAACTGCTTGAGTCATTAGTTAACTCTCCTATGCTGTTTGCTTCAATAAGAAAATACTTAGTGGATTATGACTAGGGGCAGTATAGTATAGAGTTGGCGTTCCTTCTGTTCCTGTATGATATGCTACAAGAAATATAGATTGACCTGCTGTTAATGGAACCAACCAAGCATTTGCGGGTTGAGAGTAAGTAGCTATAGGACTAGCAAAGGCGATAGATGTCAACTGTGTGGGTGAGGCAGTGCCTGTAAACTCCCGAATCTGTGCCTGGAAAATCTTATCAACCTCAGCAGGCAGAAATAATACCCCTCCTGTTACCGAGTATAATCCAGTAACAGGAATAATCAGCTCTGAGTGCTTAATCCAATAATAATAACTGGCTGCAAAGTCATCTCCTGAGCATTTCTCAATCGTCAATGTAGTAGAAGAAGTCACAGTATGGATAACCCCAATGCCAGTATCTGCATCACCAGCAGCATTTGAAGCCCACTTCACTATCGTTAATCTGATAGAATTAGGGAAATTTGCATCATCGTCCTCAATTTTTGTTGCTGAGGAATCTGCATCGGATTGTCTATAAGCACCAGAGGCTCCATACCAATCAGTTACATTGAGTATAGATAATGGGTCTGATATAGCAGTAAGGGTTGGAACCTTTATGGTTGCTCGCAATCCTTCAACAATCTCAGCACCATATCCAGAGAACAAGTTATTGTTGTTATGTACCGATGAGGATAAGACAGCAGCATTGTGGTTGGTCAATTCAGTCTGGACATTCTCAATAACTCCTGCCGTAATCTGAAGTTTTACAGCCTTGCCAGCAGTGTGGGCAGCAGCATCCGTGCCCTCAGCTTCCCTGGTTACAGTAAGGACATCGGTGCTTCTGTTCGTGCACTCTAATATCTCATCCTCGATTGTAATATGGAAGGGATAAGTTGAAGGGAATAAAGCCCCTTCACCTGTGGCTACTGTTAGTGACAAATCACTGTCAGATATACCACTAGCCAGCGATGATATTGCTCTATTCTTTACTTTGAGAAAACTCATAATTTGCCTCCTTGCCTAAATCGCACAAAATACATCTCCCTGGGCGACATTCCCTGTCTCCAATCCCTGTCAACAGTTTCAATCTGCGATTAAGCCAATCCCGCGTTTCTTCTAAGGTCTCCCCAAGATGCTTTGCAGTAATAGGGTTCTTAACTTTGCGTAAGTATTTCCCCCACGCTATATCAAAATTGGCTAACTGCTCGTTGATTCCCTCTACTTTCTGTCGCCATTGCCAGCATTGTTTACACAGCATTAGTCCTCCGTATGCGACCAGAAATCATTAACTCTCAGTCAAGCGTAGTTCGCAGTCTTGCAGGGTTAGGTTCTGTCCGTCTGATACCGACCTGTCGCTTGTCAAATCCCAGTATGCTAAAACCAGGCGATTGGCTACTGTGGCATTATCGTCTGTTAACACCGCATACCTGGCTCCATCACCTGAATCTGGGATTGACCCGCCCGATGCCGTCCAGACAACATCTTTAATCTGAATCTTGGCCAGGTCGTTAGTGTCATCCTCGTTAATGACATCAAAGTCCGTGCCATTGGGAGTTAACTGATAACCCCCAGTGGTATATCCGTTACCATCTGCTATCTCGGTAAGCTCACCAAAGGTATTGATGTCGCAGGTCGGCGCCGTCGCCGATGTCACTAACGCCACATAGAAATTTGTGGGTATTGTCGCCCCCCTGAAAAAACAACCAAGTGCTGTGAATTTTCCTCTGTTTGTCCAACCTACTGCCATTGTGTTTACCTCCTTTTAGTATTCCCAAGCTTTCACCGGGGTGATTGAATCGAGTCCTTTCTGATAAATTGTGTAGTGTTCATTTGCCCAGGCGTGATACCATTTCATTGTGTTGGGTATTATCTGTTTACGCATTTCACCACCGAGCCATGAACGAGCAGTTAAAGCGATAGCACCATCTACTAAGACTTTCTCTAAGTCAGAAGTCAAAGTAGATGCCGATTCCGTCAGCGTGTGAACTTTATGACAGTATAGGTAGATATTCTCCCCCAAAGTCGGAGCACTCCTTGTATTCAGCGTAAGAGTGTTACCGAAGATACTAAAATCATATATGTAGTCAGGTGGCTCGCTCCCCGTCGGATACTCAACCTTTTCTACCTTGTCCCCGATTAAGTCCTCGATGTCGCTAAGGTCTATCTCGATTGTGCCATCGCTTTCTACAGTCTCCCGCACTTCATAAGGGCAAGCCTGGGAAGTCTCAATAAGGGCTTCGCCGATATGAATGTCTAATTCGTCTGGCTTGAAGTCATAATCAATCCCCGAGACAAACTCATCTTTTAGTATTTGCCTGACCGTTTGCCTGATTGTGCTAAGATTCTTTACCATCGCTCACCTACTTCTTTACCGGCTGGAGACAGTAATCCTTTAGCTGCTCCTCGGTCATTGAGTTTGCCAGGTCAATGACAGCCTTTTTGTTTTTGACGCTTTTTATGGCGCTTTCACCATGACGCTTATAGGCGTAAGCCATGCACATCATGGTCTTTTGTTCTTCATTTTCAGTAGGCATATTTACCTCCTTTTACACAAAACATATAAATGTGTGCCTAGATAATAGAGATGTGTGCAGTCCCTAGTTATGCGGTCTATCTCCATGAAGTCCCGAAGTAGTCTCTCTTGAACCTCCACAGACTTGAAAAGCACTATTCCGTTAAGGATATAGGGAATGTCCCCCCTCTTCTTGATTACATCAAAACCCTGGAGTTCTAATTCGTCCAGGAATGATGGGGGCGCATAGCCCCGAACATGGATTACGCCGTCAATATATCCTCCTAAGCCGTTCGGTGTCGTTATAAGCAGATAGCCCTCGGGTTTTAATACCCTTCTAATCTCTTGAAAGGTGGCGTCCGCATCAGGCACATGCTCAATCACTTCCCTGCAAATAACAACATCAAAGGTCTGTTCCTTGAACGGTAGGTTTGCAACATCAGCCCCTATAATCTTTTTCTCAGGCTGTGCGATGAGGTCGGTCCTGACAATTCGCCCATTGATTGACTCAAGCAATTCATCCTCTACCCATTCTCTTGAGCCAACGGACAGGACATCTTTCCCTTCGCACAAATCGCCCAGCATCTCAAGGCAGATGCGGTTTCGGTTATGGCAATACCACAAATCAGTCTGGTAAGAAGGCCTTGTAGTGTTTGCCCAGCTTTTTACACTGGCTTTGGCGTAGCCACTATAGAGTTCTATGGCATCGCCCGTTTCCCTAAACCTATCTGCGACTTCTTGCATATTTATCTTTTCCTTTATGCTTTTTCCTGGGCATCTGTATCATCTTCTCGATTTCCGCAATGACAGGTTTCCAGTATTTCTCCATCACAACGGGAATATCGTATTCCATCGCCTTCTCCCTGGCTGCTATCTTCCTCTCTGCGAGCTTGCCCGATTTCTTTTCCTGGTAAGCCTCCTCAAGATATTCCACGATTTCGTCAGGGTCAGCTCTTCCTTCCCAGGATGATTGCTCGTCAAACTCGGGTATCATTCTCTTGAGAATCCATCCCCCACCACATAGTTCAGGCTGTGCCGTGTTGTTGGAAACAATGACAGGAACCCCAGCCGACTGTGCTTCTATGGTCGGTATTCCGAATCCCTCTCCCTTTGAGTTGCTCAAATACACATCGAGCGAGTTGTACATGTTGTTCATAGTTGGGGGAGGGATGCCGGTGAGCTTCATCTCCACCATAGAGGGAAAGCGAGTTACATCTTGAATCATCAGGTTTTCCCGCAATGCCTGGAGATTACGCCCCCTTGGTTCTGAAGGGTCCGTGTGACAGTACATCATTACGTCATCGTGGTATCTCTTGAACTTGCTTAATGCAAGAAACGCAGATGTCCAGTCCTTTCTTTCGCGGACATTCGTGCCTACCTTGCCTATGACGAACTTATCAGTCCAGCCTACATTTTCCCTTTGTATCTGGCGTATATCTAAATTAGGGTAATAGGCCGTGCAGTCAATCATGTGCGGAGCATAGAAGCACTTAAGTTTCAGGCGCTTCATTTCCTTTTCCCCAAACTTGGACATGGCAATCGGCCTGTAAATCCCGGGATGCTTTTTAAGAATATTGTAAACTCCAGGTGGCATGGGTTCGTGGTCAATCGGAGTCCAGGGAAACCATTTGCAGTTTTCTGATTGCATCCCGAGAATCCAGACATCAACCAATGTAATTAGGCAGTCAGCCTTGAAGTGGTTATAGATTCTCTCCGCCCAGTTTGCTCCATAGTCTCCTCCGGGGTTGGGGTAAATAGGTATATCATTCCAGTAAATAATGCCACCGTCCAAACCATAATAGGCAAAGATGGCAACTGTGTGCCCGAGCCCCCGTAACTCCAATGCTAGTTGTGCTGGTTGAACTCCATATCCGGTGTGACAAAATGGTGAATTACCAGTAAGTAGGATTCTCATAAACCTCCTTAATATATGGGGGAGGTCTGGCTTTCAGGAGCAACCTCCCCTTTTTTGTAGCTTCTCCTTGCCCGCTAAATTAAACTATCAGTCGCACAGTCTGGCAGCTAGTTCCTTGTCCAGAGTTTTCACTCCGAAGAGGATGTCTACCGAGATGCGGTTTGCCTTAGCAACAGTGTCTCCATCGAGAGCTACACGGCAGGAAATGCCCTTGTAGTTCTGGGTACTGCAATTCACTCCGCCGATATAAGGTTCCAGTGGTGCAGAAACAAGAGCAAAGGCGTTCTTATGTAAGGCCAGATTGACCTTGCCTGCAGCCTGAAAGGTAACAACGGCAGTGGTAAGTATTGCGGCATCCAAGGGTGGAGTAAAGGTAATGTCAACTTCAGCAGTTGCATCGGCTAGGACAGTGCTACCAGTTACAATTAGGTAGCCCCTATCACTACCGACTACCTTGAAGACATCGCCAGCAGCAACGGCACCTACGGTTCCACCTCCGTCAAGCGTGGCAGCCGTGGCACCAGCAGTGGCAGCACCCTTGAAAGCAAGCGTGTCATCGTTGCAGTTGCTTGCCCAGGTCGGCACATTCTGGGACATGTAATAGTCAGCACCCAGCACACGCCCAATGCGGTACTCGTCGATGGTGAGGGACTTGCCCCTCTTGTCGGCATGAAGTATCGCATCGAGGGCAGCGTATTTCGCCTGGGTGACAGGATGCAAAACTACCCGTCTTTCGGTAATAGGACATTTCTGAATGTCCAGTTGTGCCATCAGATTAGCCAAGTCGCCAACGACCGGGGTGCCGCTAACCGGAGTGTGTCCAGCCACAGTCTTGTAGATTTCACTGAAGATAATCTCATCTACATTCTGGGCGTGCTCACGCATCATCGGTTGTAGCACCTGTTCTGAAAAGCTCACGAGGTCCAGCGACATTTCCTGTGAGGTTATGTGCGCCGTGATGTCGTAAAACTTGTTCAGAATAACCTGAACGCTCGACTCGACTATTTCCTGGGCAGCGACAGTTGTTGAAAAGGCACTTGCCTCGAATGTCGCTGGCTTGCGAATTGTAACCGTTGCCCCTACCTTCTTGTACTCCTTAGAGTAATCCCGGTGGACAAGGTTAGCCATGACTAATTCCTTCTCCAGCACCAACAGACCTTCTTTCGCTATGATGGATGGAGTTAAAAGTGTCTGAGTCATGTTCCCTCCTATAATGGGAATCTGTCGGGGTCTTCCTTTTTCCTTGTAGCAGCATAGTCGTCCATTGACTGCTTATCTCGCTGCTCAAGGGTAGGTGTCCGAGTTCCGCCAGTTGTCGGCACAGATACAGGAGTCGTTTTCCTTTCGCCACCTTCAACTTCGCCCTCCGGTAGTCGTTCACCCGTGGGTTTCAGTCTTTTGGCGAGTTTTTCGGCCTGCTCCACAGTAGTCAGCTTAAGGTCAGCAACACCCTCTTTGAGCGTCTGCGGGTTTACATCGTATCTCGCTGCAATCTCCCACAATTTATCTCTTAATGTGATTTCCTCTGCTGCCCTAATCTTTTCTGTGTGCTCGGCCTTTTCGCGCTCAAGTTCTGCTCTGTCTTTTTTTAGCTGGGCTCTTTCGGCTGCGAAACTAGCTTGCTCTTGCTTTTTAGCCTGCTTCGCTTGATAACTCTGCATTTTCTCAGGGTTAAGCTTAGCTTCCTCAAGTTCCCTAGCTTCGCTTTCAATCTCTTTTGCCTTGGCAGCCTCTTCTCTTTCATTCAAAGATTGCTCTCTAAATTCAAAGTCTTTGGCCGTCCTGCCAGCAGCGGATAGAGCATTACTCACTCGCTCTTGAAACTCCTTCTCTGTGTAAGTCTTGGCTTTCTCCGTTGAAGTTCCCTGATTTTCCTCAGAAGAAGACTGTCCAGTTTCCTGAAGAGTGTCCTTCTGTTCCTCAGTTTCGTCCATTTTAACCTCCTAAATAAAAACGCCTCAGAATGTAAAAGATTTTCTGAGGCCTGTGCCACCCTTTAAGGCGGTGGCTTTCCCAACGACCCTTAGTTTTTAGTGTTGCGTATTCCTAACTTTCGTCTTTGTGCTCTATTCATTGGCACAACTTTCTTTACATTCCTCTGCTTGTCAACAATCGCAACTCTCTTTGTAGGCGATGGTGTGAATTTCACTTAAATAGTTCCTTAAATTGTTCCACCTCAGCAGCCTCTTCCCAGGGCGATTTTTCCTCTTTTACCTCCCCTCTCCCCGCTAGTGGCTTCCATTTACCTGCTAAGATGCCCCATTCTTCTAAGGCAGGATTGGCTTTTCTGAAATCTAATCTTGGATTTCCAAGAGGTAACATTTGATATTGCTCATAAAGTCTTTCTACCTCTATTGATGGAATCCCATCAAAGTCTATTGGTTCATTGCCCCAAATGCCTAGCCATACTTCATTATAAAAGTCAAGGTTTTCCTTCAAATAACGCTCATTAGCATAGCCTTTTGAGTCAATGTTTCGATATGTAACCACATTCTCTATAAGGTCTTCTGAAACGCCATCATCCATCGCCTTCATGCGGTTTCTGTCATCCCTGAACTCGGGATGAGAATTAAGATACCGCTCTCTAGCCTCTGTGGTTTCAATGGCATCATACTCAGCCTGTGCATCTCGCCACTTAATCTGAAGCTGGTAATACTCAATACCTCTGTAATCTTCTGTGCCTTCCCAATCCCAGTTCTCCATTGCCCAGTTAGTAAAGTCGGGATGCTCCAATCGCCAGAGTTTAGCTTCGGCAGTGTTAGACCCAAACTCATCTACAATCTTCCCATATTCAACATTAAACTCAGCCATCTCAGGGCTTCCGCCTGCTTGAAATACTTCAAGCCTGTTTCTATCATCCCTAAAGTCAGGGTGGGTATTCAGAAATTCTTTTCTGGCCTCTGCCCTCGCATCGTCATCGGCAATATATTGTGGCGAATCATCATCGCCGAAGGCAGCATATTGGTCAAATAGGTCTCCATGCTTAACCTGTATTCTCAGAACATCAATATTGGCATCCCTCAAGGCTGATTCCTTCCAGCCATAGGCATCCGTACCCCATTGGTTAAAGTCAGGGTTTTCTAGCCTGAATAACTTGACTTCAGCAGAAGCAGAACCAAACTTGTCTGATATACCCAAGTAATCAAAATAGGCATCGGCAAGCTCTTCAGGTGGCAACCATGCTGTCAAATGCTCTAAAGGAACATTGTATTCTTTAGCCCACTTGGCAACCTGATTGTAGGCTTCTCTAGTTTGTATTCTGCCTGGGAAACCCCAGAAGGCCAGCATAGCATCCTGCTGAGGGTTAGCACTCCTCCACTCCTTACGCCATTCTTTCGTAAGTTCGGGATGAGCTTCCACAAAAGCATCTCGTTCCTTTTTAGTTGCTAACGCCTGGTATTCTTGCCAGAGGTCATAGTATTGGCCTCTCCATGCCTGTAATACTTCAGGGTTATCTTCAGCGAATTGTGCCTTTTCCTCTCCTGTGAGTGTTTGGTAATGCAGCCATGAATCCCAATCCTCCGAATCCATAAGGTAGATAGACTGATAAGGCAAGCCCTCAAATTCCTCTCGCACTGTTTCAGCTTCAAGGAATCCTGTAATAAAGGGTGAGTCGGCCTTATTAAATCTGTTATCTCCGACTTGTTGCCTGATTTGCCTGAGTGCTGAGGCGAAATCGCCGAAGTCGTAAACGCTTCCATCTTCATCAACTATGCCTAGCTTGGCAAGTTCGTTCTCTATCTCGTTTGTGATATTCAATCTTGTGGGCAATGGGAATCCCAGGAACTCATACCATGCCCCCTTCTTTTCATTAAGCTGGTCTATGTATTCTCTGCCTCCCTTTGTGGCATAAATACCCCGCGTCAAGGCGGTCAGCCATTCGTCAGGGTGGACTTCAAACAACTGTTTTCCTCTAACATCAGTCCATTCCCCATGCACTAAAGCATCTACAGCATCGAACATCCTGTTAATCTGGGTCCCACCAAGAACATGATACCGAGTAGCCCATTGCCTCAAGTCTGTCCAGTTGTCATATTTGAGAACATCGTCTATTGCCCCTTTGAGGTCGTTCATATACTGAAGTGGCATAGGCAAATACCAGGGATTGTTAGAATCCATGCCAGCACCCATCAGACTAAAGAAGGGGATAAACGAGCTCAGGCGCCAGGGCTTGCGGTTGATAAACTTATCAGCCACCATGTTAATAACCACCATAGCAGCGAACCAGGTCAAAAGCATTTTTACCCTATTTTGAATGGTAGCCTGCCCTTCTGCCGATGTCGCCGATATAGTCTCATAAGCCCCTGCTTTGCCTACCAATTTACGCACACCGATTAAGTTAAGTTCCCTTACTGTGTTGAAAACCTCAAGCGAGAATGTCTGGAAGGGGAAGAGTGTGCCGACTTCCCTATTCCGCAGAATCCCCGGTAAATTCTCCAAGTTATACATAGATTGGGTTTTAGCACCACCCTCTGAGGCATATTCCCACAAGGCTCTTCCCTTATATCCTAGTTTCTGCCCATGAAAGTAGGCAGCCCTTATAGAAACTCCAGTCAACATATTCTCAATCGTATTCGTCAGAAAGTTGGCGATGTTTTCTACTTTATCAAGTGTAGAACCTTCCCATGCCAAGTTCTTTTCGAGCCTAGCACCAATATCCTGATAAGCAACCTTCCCACCGCGCCTTCCTTTGATAATCGAGGAGTAGGCATTTTGCCTTACCTGGCGATGAACTGAAGGAACTAACAGGTAATCCAGCCCTCGTATTGTGTTTACCATCCCGTACCGGGTAGTTGTTAGGACTATTGACGAGGTTTGAACAAAGACATTCCATGTCCAGTTCAGGGGGAATACCGCCCTTGTAAGTTGTCGCCTCAGCCAAAACCCGAATTTCAAGGCGGGTCCGGGGATAATACGCCTTGCTGCCCTTGATATACTCGGTGTAACCCCGGCGTATGCCTCACTTATCCAGTCCTCAATTAACGCTGCCGATGATTCATGCCCCATAGACCTCAAGGTAGCAGTATGTATCTTGCCGTTCTGCACGATGTTGGTCATAAAGAGGTCTTTACCAGCCGTTACAGAGTAGTCATACATAAGCTGGACTAAATCACGCTTCTTGATATAATCGGCTAATCCACCCTTGCGAGCCTCAGCACGGGGGTTAAATGGTGCATCAGGCTTAATATAGTCGGGCATGGGAACTGACTGCATCATTATATCGGGACGCTTATTCCTCCCGAATAACATCGCCCAGAGGTTAGTGTCTGTAACCCACTGCCGGTAGTTTCGCCTGTATGGGATTGTTTCCTGATTCCTTTTTGTTCTAGCTCGGTTCTGAATATCAAGCATATTGTCGAAGAAGTGCCTGGCTTCCTTCGCAAAGTCAATAATGTTTTGCTGGGTTTGTGAGTCGAATCCCTTAACAAGTGCAGCGATTTCAGGTATGTCTCTCATTAACTCCTGTGCCGTTTGCATTGACTCTACTTGCCCGATGTATTCAATCACATCACCAGCAGCTTGCCTCGCCTTTCCCATCCCAAATCTAGTTAAACCATATTTCTCAGCCAGTTCGTGAACTTTTATCTTTGTAGTATCAACAAACTGAAGATAGGATAGATAAGTCCTTTGTGTCGGCCAGAGGATATGCTGTTGGGCTGCTCCCGCAAATCTGCCTCCATCTACAGCCTGAAGAAGTCGAATCGTGTCCATCAGCATCCCAGATGGTAAGCTGACATCCTGGAAGAAAGGATACTCTGCAAAGTCTGTAGAGACATAAAACCCACTATCCCTTACGGCGGGTATTAACTTGCCCCCTTTTGTCTTACGCAGAGCCATGCCTAGATGAACAGCATCGTTAATGGTTAGCCTTTCCCCACCCTTGAGTTTCCGTATTAGTCCATCAAAAAAGTCAACGGCTTGTGTGAGCCTGGATATTTCAGATTCAATGACTGCTCGCTCCTCCGGTGATTCATATTTTTGCCGAGTTAAGTATGCAATCTCCTCCTCGCCAAGTTTCTGTAACTCCACGACCTCAGCGATATTCGCCCTAACTTCATCGCTTAACGCCTGAAGTTTCAGCTCATCATACTCGGGCATCTTGGCGATATAGTCATCAATAACACCCTCTTGAAGATAAGCGGTGGCAGCTACGTCTAGTTCGTTATTGGGAGTCGCATCATAGAACTCCCTAGCCAGTTCAATGTTCCCTACCTCTTCGCTTTTGATATGGTCAGGATGGCGGACTGTGTTGCGGGGAGTAGGTTCAACAGCTTCAACTTCGGGTGCAGCTTCAAACCTTGCCTCGGCATCTTGGATTAAAGATTTAAGCTCAGTAACTCTTCGCTCAGTCCTGGCTATTTGCTCTATTCGATTGACGAGCTCCTGCTCACCCATGTTGAAGTGTTCAGCAAGTTCGTCAATGATGTATTCCCACCGCACATTGCCAGCCTTGTCAAATGCTCCGGGCTTTAACTCCCTTCCCATTAACAAGTATCTTGCCTTCTCTGGGGTTAAGGTTTCAGGCATTTTCCCTTCAACAAGCACTGAGGTTATCTTGTATTTACGAGTAACCTTCTTGCCCTTCCTAGTATAAGTTATTTCCTTGCCAGTGTATGTCGCCACCGGGTCAGTTCTCAACCATTCCTGAGCGCCATCTAATTCGGCTTGCAATTCATCAAGGGCTATACCGACTTCAGCCTTAGTCGTAACCTTCTCAACAATCTCCCTCATTACCTCTATGCGAGGTTGCGAAGCCATCTCCCTGCTTATCGCATCAGCCTCACTGCTGCTAAAAATCCCCTTCTCACTCGCCCAGAAAGCAAATATCTTCTGTATTTCGGAGTTCTTAGACCATCTGAATAGAGCAGATGTTTTGCCTATCCCTGTAAACTGATTATTGATAAATCGAGCAAAGTCATAGACTGTGTAATTGTTAAAGTTCTCCTTACCACCCTTGAAACTCTCTAGCTGTGTTTTAACTTCTTGGGGTAGTTTGTTGTAATTAAGTCCCAGTTCTCCTACTGTCATTTCGGTATCGGCGATATTGCCGATGTTAAACATTGAGTTCTGTTTAGCCTGTTCGGATTCCTGGACTTCCCCAACGATTTTCTCAACTAATGCCTTGCCTTCGGTTGTTCCGGCAACGGCATCCAGTCCAGCTAATTCAGATGCTTCAGGTGATTTCCCCTCTTCTATGGCTTCAAGTTTGGCTGTATCAAAAATCTCAGTTAACCCCGGAGTGAGGTTATTTTTTATCCGGGTTTGAATCACGGTAAAGACATCACCTGCTCCACCCAGTCCAAAGCCCATCACGAAGCCAAGCGATATAGCTTGCTTCATCTCATCGTCTAACGCAAGTTCCTCTCCAAGTGCCTGACGGATAAACCAATCTTGGAAAAACTCCTCTCCTGCCTCAGATAAGCCTACAATTATCGGCTTCCCTGCAATTATCGCAACTTTAATGAAGGGACTGGCTATCTTAGCAGGTCCAGGAGCAAAGGCCAGGAAAAACTCGGCAGCATCCATTCCCATCAAAAGCATATTCTTATTAAATACGCTATCCGCAGCTTCATGAGCTTCTTCCGGTGAAAACCCTTGAGCTAACGCTTGGTCATAGGCTCCACCGGCCTCTAGCGCACTCTCAAGGGGTCTTGATAAACCAGCAGCAGCAATAGAACCCAATATTACCTGCCCTAAATGTCCTAGCCCTATCGCACCTGCAATGCTTACCCCAGCATAACCTCCTATTATCGCGGCAGGTATAAGAGCGAGTGTGAATGGTAAAGCTCGCGGTAACTGACCTGTCCAGAAGTTAGCATGAGTCATTCCCTGCCAATCTAAAGGCGGGGTAACTCTTTGATACTTTAGTCCTTCTTGGGATATTGTTTTACCAAGACCTTCAGCTCCAAGCCAGTTAAGGGCAGAACCAAAAGTGTTAATCATATCGCCCCAGCCAGCTATGAACTGCGCACCAAAGCTAGATGGCAGTTCTGCACCTTCTAAGAGTGATTCCCAATAGGCGTACTTGGTTTCATTTGCCTGGAGTTCCCTGAGATACTCCGCATTGAACGGGTCTAATTTAATCCCTATCTGTTCCAGTTCCTCCGGTGTCAATCTCAGATAGATAGTTGGGACTTCACCTGTTCCTTCAATTATTTCCTTTTGATAATCGGGTATAAACTCGCTTTCGAGCAATCCTCTATGAATTATATCCAGCACGATAAGTTGCTGTTCTGTCCGCACTGGTGTAAGAAACCATGTATGAGAGCGAACTGTCTCGCTAATACTTTTATCCCAGGGAGAAGGTTCAGGCAAGCCGAGAGTTTCAGGCGTTGTCCACTCTACGCCCGCTATGCCCTCAAAAAGCATCGCTATATCTTCATCAGTTATTTCAGGTGCTAGGATTCGTAGTAATGCCTCGGTGTCTTCAGTCCGCCCTATTTCCCTTATATCGGCAAGGAATCCCTCCGGGTCAGATTCGATATAAGCTGTAATCTCCTCAAT